ATAATTTATTAGAAAAATTTCGTGGACCAATAGAGTTCCAAACGCAAAAACGAGGCGAACAAATACAGGCGGAAATTGATTATTATAATACTCCCGAAGGACAACGTGCCGCGCAGATTGGTGGTGGGATTATGGCAGCCATGTTGCCGATTCCAGGATCTAGGTTATTAGGGATTAATCGAGTAACCACGCCCCTAATTAATAAAACATACGGCGCGGTTGGTAGGGATATGGTGGGTCGTGCTCCGTTGCCAGTGTCCAAAACACCAGTACAAACTGCCCGTGGACCGCGAGGACCAATTAACGTTGAACAGCCAAGACAATTACCGTTGCCTTTAAAAGGAGGCAGAAATACAGGTGGTTTAAGTGAAACCGATAAAGCCATGCTTGATTTTATTAAACCAAAAGGTATTATGAATACCCCTTCCGCTAAAAGTCACATGGAAAAAATAGGGGCTGCAAAACGAACAGAACAATTAGCTAATCGTCGAAAGTTTTTAGAAGACGCTTTAAGATTAGATCAATCTAGAATTAAAGCAGGAGAAGCTCCTTCAAAAGATTACAGCAAGTTGCTTGAAGAATATACTAGATTAATTGAATCATTAAAATAAAACATGTCGCAAGACAAAAAAGAAAAGTTAAAACTTCTTAAAGGAATTAACTTAGATTACCTTAACAAAGCAGAAGCGAAAGAATTTACTGTTTTATTAGAAGAACTCGAAAAACGCGAATTCCAAGAAAAATCCACTAGCACCTTTATGGAGTTTGTTAGATCGATATGGAAAGAATTTATTGATGGAGATCATCACAAACAAATGGCGGCGGCTTTTGATGATATTGCTAACGGTAAACTAAAAAGACTAATCATCAACATGCCACCGAGACATACGAAATCAGAATTTGCGTCTCATTTGTTTCCTGCGTATTTGTTAGGTAAAAATCCTAAACTAAAAATTATTGAAGCAACACACACTGCTGACCTTGCTGTAAACTTTGGTAGAAAAGTTAGGGATTTAATTGACGGAGATGAATACAAAGAATTATTTCCAGATACTTCGTTAAAAGCAGACAGCCGTTCTGCAGGTAAATGGTTAACAAGTCAAGGCGGCGAATACTACGCATCAGGTATTGGTGGTGCATTAGCAGGTAGGGGTGCGGATTTGTTTATTATTGACGACCCGCATTCAGAGCAAGACGCCATGTCCGATAAAGCGATGGATGAAGCTTACGAATGGTTCATGGCGGGACCTCGTCAAAGACTACAACCTGGAGGTGCAATCGTAATTGTAATGACACGTTGGTCGAAAAAAGATTTAACGGGAAGGTTAATTAAGAAAATGGCTCAAGACGAAGGAGCAGACCAATGGAAACTTATAGAATTTCCCGCGATTTTACCTAGTGGTAAATCTCTTTGGGAAAATTTTTGGTCGTTAGATGAATTAAATACAATTAAGGCTTCTGTTAGTCCGTCGAAATGGGCTTCACAGTACATGCAAAGACCAACAGGTGAGGGTATATCTATTATTCCAAAAGATTGGTTTATGGTTTGGGAAGAAGAAAAGCCTCCTTCATGTGAGTATATTATTCAAAGTTACGATACAGCGTTTTTAAAATCCGAAAGAGCCGACTTTACGGCTATAACTACTTGGGGGGTTTGGTACCCAGAAGGAAAAATAGGCGAAGAAAACTATAAAGGTGGAGAAGCACACTTAATTTTGTTAGACTGTATTAAAGAACGTTATGATTTTCCTGAATTAAAAAACGAAGCGTTTCGTTTATTTGATTATTGGCAACCTGATACGGTAATTATTGAAGCAAAAGCCAGTGGAATTCCGTTAGTACAAGAATTACGCAGAATGGGAATTCCCGTAAACACTTTTTCTCCAGGAAAAGGGCAAGATAAGATTGCAAGATTAAATGCAGTAAGCCCAATTTTTCAAGACGGGAGAATTTGGGTGCCTGATAACAGGTGGGGCGAGGAACTTATGGAAGAAGTTTCTGATTTTCCAGGAGGCGAGAACGACGACTTAGTAGACGCTACAACATTAGCTTTAGCAAGGTTTAGAGAGGGTGGTTTCTTGACCCTAAGTAGTGATTACGAAGACGAATTTGATTACCCGAGAACACAAAGGGTTTATTATTAATTAAATAAGTAGTAGAGTTTGCATATATGGCTATAGAAAGACAACCATTTTCTGTTATTCCAGGAGCAGAAAACGAAATTGAACTGGAAATTGAGCAACCTGAAATGCTCAACCCACAAAATACGGAAGTATTTTTAGCAGAAGACGGTTCTGCTACAATAGGGTACGATCCAGACCAACAAATTAATTTAAAGTTTGGGGAAAATATTGCCGAAGCTTTAGAAGAAAGGCAATTACAAGAAATTGCTTCAGAGTTAGTTGATTCTTATGAAGAAGATTTAAATTCTAGGGACGATTGGTACACAACGTTTAGCAAAGGATTAGATTTATTAGGAATTCGTGGCGAAGACAGGTCACAACCGTTTGAAGGTGCGTCAGGAGTTCACCACCCTATACTTTCTGAAGCCGTAACACAGTTTCAATCGCAAGCTTATAAAGAATTATTGCCTGCTGGCGGACCAGTAGACGTAGAAGTGCTTGGAGTTACTAACGATGCTAAGTTAGAAAAGGCAAATCGTGTTAAAAACTTCATGAATTACCAAATAACTTACAAAATGGAAGAATACGACCCAGAAATGGATCAATTATTATTTTATTTACCGTTATCTGGTTCTGCGTTTAAGAAAATTTACTACGATCCGTCTTTAGGAAGGGCAACTGCACGATTTATTAAAGCGGAAGACTTAGTTGTTCCGTATTACGCCGTAGATTTACTTACCGCACCAAGAATTACACACGTTATGTACATGACGGAGAACGAATTACGCAAATTACAAATTTCTGGGTTTTATCGCGATATTTCTATGAGCGATCCTGGAACTATTGAAGCAACTGAACTGGATGACAAGATAAATGAACTAGAAGGGTTGTCTAGAACTTCAAATAATGAAGAATACACGCTATTAGAGGTTCATGTTGATTTAGATATTGAAGGTTTTGAAGATGTAGACGCTAACGGCGAAGAAACAGGTATAGCGTTACCTTATATTGTAACAATTTGTAAAGATACTAACGATATTCTGGCAATCCGTCCAAATTATAATCCTAATGATCCAATGCGTAAAAAGATAGAGCATTTTACCCATTATAAATTTCTTCCAGGACTTGGATTTTACGGATTTGGCTTAATTCACATGATGGGCGGGTTAACTAGATCCGTTACAGCGATATTAAGGCAATTAATTGACGCAGGCACTCTTTCTAACTTACCTGCTGGTTTTAAGTCTCGAGGGTTGAATATTCAAAAGCATGACGACCCATTACAACCAGGAGAATGGAGAGATGTTGATGTTCCAGGAGGAAGATTGTCAGATTCCTTCCTTCCGTTGCCTTATAAAGAACCAAGTGCAACATTAACGAATTTATTAGGAGTTTTAATTGATTCTGGTAAACAGTTCGCCGCAACGGTAGAACAACCAACAGGTGACGGTAATTCTGAAGCCCCAGTCGGAACAACCGTCGCCCTTTTAGAGAAAGGACAGAAAGTTATGTCCGCAATCCACAAAAGATTGCATTATGCTCAAAGACAAGAGTTTAAAATTTTAAAAAGAGTATTTGGTGAGTTTCTTCCACCTGAATATCCGTATCAAGTACAAGGTGCATCTGAAAGTATATTTAAAGAAGATTTTGACAATTCTGTAGATGTGCTTCCTGTAAGCGATCCTAATATATTCAGTATGACTCAAAGAATTGTATTAGCCCAAACTCAATTACAAATGGCTCAAGCAGCACCTGAGTTACATGATTTAAAAGAAGCTTATCGTAAAATGTATCTTGCTTTAAACATTAAAGACATAGATTCAATATTACCAAGAGAAGAAGAAGTTCCTCCTAGAGATCCAATTAGCGAAGAACAGGCTGCATTAACTGGAAATCCGATAAAAGCGTTTGAGTTTCAAAATCATGAAGCATATATCGCAGCACATAGTGCATTTTTACAAAATCCAATGGTTCAACAAAATCCACCCGTAATGCAGGCAATAGGTGCAAATATTCAAGAACACCAAGCCATGTTGTATAGAATTCAGATTGAACAAGCACTTGGACAACCATTACCGCCGTTAGACCAAGAACTACCACCTGAAGTAATGAATGAAATAGCGGTAGCAGCAGCAGAAGCTACGCAAATAGTTACAGGTCAAGCACAAGCAATGGCACAAGCGATGCAAAACCCTGATCCACAAAGACAGATGTTTGAACAACAACTTCAGTTAGAAAAAGATCAATTAATGCAAAAAGAACAAAAAGACGTTCGTGATAAAGAAGTTGAGTTAATGAAGGCTGATCTTGATGCACAAATTGAACGTGAGAAAATGCAGGCTGATCTTCAAGTTGAAGATACGAAAGCAGCAATTGATTTACAAGAATTAGAACTGAAAAATCAACGAGACATCGAAAAGAACTATACCGAACTGGTTAAAACAGTAAAAGAAACTAGACAACAAAATGGAGAAAACTAATGCGTGATTATTACGGAAACGATAAGTACCCGTCTCCTTCCCCTAAGAAAACTAAGGCAGCCCCCAGTTTTCCTAGTGTAGAAGACGATACAAAAACTAAATCTGTAGAAGCGGGGTATTGCTTAGATGAACCTGAAAAGGCAAAAGTAAAAGCTGCTTACGGACAGAAAAAAGGACTTCTTTGGTATAGGTCTATTAAGTAATTAATGGACTTTATCAAGTTGACGGAGCATTTGCTCCAAAAAATACGAAAGAGAAAAGATGATCTTTCGCAAACACTGGCTACTGGTGGAGTTCAGGATATTGAACAATATCAGAGAATAGTTGGTGAAATAGCAGGTTTGAATATAGCGGAGCAGGAAATTCAAACTTTAAATTCAAATATGGAGGACATAGATGACTGAAACTGTTCCAAACCGAGTTGACAATTTTGGCAGTCAAGACGAAGCTTCTGTTCAAGAAGAACAAGAGCCTACACTTACTGTTGAGACATTAGACTCGCACACGGAAAAATTACCGCACCCCACAGGATATAGGATATTAATCCTTCCTTTTTCTACGCCATCAGTGACTAAAAGTGGTATACATTTAGCTAAACAAACAGTTGATAAGGAAAGGTTAGCAACTGTTGTAGGTTATGTTGTTAAACTGGGACCTGACGCTTACGGAGACACACATAAGTTTCCAGATGGAGCTTGGTGTAAAGAGGGAGATTGGGTTATATTTGGTCGATATGCAGGAGCTCGTTTTAAAATAGAAGGCGGCGATATGCGTCTTTTAAACGATGACGAGATTTTAGCAGTTATTGACAATCCTGAGGATATATTATCATAAACGTGGAGAAAACCATGCAAGAAGAAGCAGAAAAAATAGAATTGGAACTTCCTGAAGGGGAAGTCGATGTTAGAGAAGCTGATGTAGATGATTCAGTTGTTGAATCAAATACAGCAGAAATACAGGTGGAAGAAGTTAAAACTTCTTCTGATGATGAACTAGATAAGATTAGCGAAAGCGTTCAAAAAAGAATTGATAAGCTAACTTATAAAATGAGAGAAGCGGAAAGGCAACGAGATGAAGCTGTAAATTACGCACAAAACGTGCATGATAGTAACAGTCAATTAAAAGAAAAATTAAAAAACTCGGATTCTTCCCTTTTCAAAGAGTACGACAATAGAGTACAATCGGATCTTGAAAGAGCAAAATCTATTTTAAAAGATGCTCAAGAACAAGGAGACGCCGATGCAATTGCTAGTGCAACAGAACAACTTTCAAGGAGTGCAGCTGAAGCTGAAAATCTTAGAAGACTTTCTGCACAGCAACAAGCTAGGCAAGTTTCTAACGAACAAGAATATGTCGAAAGTGTTCCACAGTTTAATCAACAAGCGAGTCCAAATCCTCAGCCAGACCCTAAAGCAGAAGCTTGGGCTGAAAAGAATGAATGGTTTGGTAATGATCAAGCTATGACTTACGCAGCTTTTGGAATACATAGACAATTAATCGAGGAAGGAGTAGACCCTAATAGCGATGATTACTATAATCAAGTTGATCATAAAATTAAGGAATATTTTCCTCAAAAGTTTTCTAATGAGCAGTCTGCCCCCGTGCAACAGGTTGCTGCTAGTAGCAGAGGTGCTACAGGTAAGAAAAACGCACGCAAAATAAAACTCACACCAAGTCAAGTAGCAATAGCTAAAAGACTAGATGTGCCACTAGAAGAATATGCAAAACATATTGAGCAAGGAGTATAAATATGACAGAAGAAAATAATCAAGTCACTGACCGAAACTCTAGGTCTGCAGAGACACGAGACTCTCAAACTCGCAGAAAACCTTGGCAACCCCCGTCTATGTTAGACGCACCTGCCGCCCCTCCTGGATATAAGTTCAGGTGGATCCGTGAAGCTACTAGAGGACACGATGATAAATCTAATATGTCTAAACGTATTAGAGAGT